CAGTCTCACCTACATCAGGTAAGGTAAAGCGTTTTTTATGTAAGGCATTAGGATACCAAGGATTATTCCAGGCTAAGTTGTAATGCTTTGCTACTGCCCACTCACATACATTAGCACGTATGTTAGCGTTTATCTCAGGTTCTAACTTACCATCTGCTTTGCCTTGGGCATAGTTAGGTTGGTCGGTAGAACCAAACTTAGTTAACCATCTCTCTACTGCAAGCATGGTGCAGACTCTAACCTCGTCTTTACTCAGGGTTATTATCACGCCATGCCACCTTAGGATATTTTGCAAAGTTAATAAAGAAAAATAAAAAGTCTAATCTAGTTATCCATGCCACCACTTGTGCTTCATATCCTACTTCTATATCTAATATAGGATACTTTTCAAAGCCTAACCCATAACAATATCTAGTGTTTCTAGATATGGTTATAGTGTATCTTCCAATATCTTTTTGCATTAGTGGTTCTCTGGAATATCATCGACGAACATATACTCAGGGTTGAATGCAATCCAAGTCATTAAGCCACCACCTGCGTCTGCTCTACCGTATCTGTTCTTAACAGGTGCAACTCCCATCGACGTTCCAACAACACCAAGCGTGCATATAAGTGCTGGAAGTTGCGCAACCTTACCCTGGATAGCAGAGCGTGGCTGACATGGTGTCCCAAGAACAGCCTCGCTAGTGTGATGAAGAACAACAACAGCCGAGTTCGTAGCACGTGCAAGGTATTTCAACTCCTTCATGATTGCTCTCATAGAAGCAAACTCTTCGCCACCATCGGTGGCTACATCCATTAAGTTATCTACAATTATAAGTGTAGGTGAACAGCCCCATAGTTCTTCAAATGCTTGAACTTCTTCATCTATATCCTGAAGTGTAGGTGCTGATTCAAATGACCAAACTATATGACTACTCTTAGATAGCGTAGCCTTAGTCCATCCTAAATCAGATGATAACATACCTTCAACATCACTCTGATTCTTTCCCGAAATCATAGATGCTAAACGCATAGCCATAGTATGAGCATTAGTATCTGCTGATATGTATAACGTAGGCACCTTCATCTTGAGTGCCAATGCTAATGCTAGTGTGGACTTTCCCACTCCTGGTGCTGCTGCGAACATCGAAACTTCGGAACGACGGATGATAATCTTATTTGATTCGAATGCTTTGAAGCAGGCAGGTAAAGGTTCTCCGCCAATACTGGCACGCCCAACGCTGCGGACAAGTGTACGCATCCTGGTTCCTTTCTGTTACCAAAGAAAAACCGTAGCCATAATTTGACAGGCATCTTACGACTACGATTCTTCTTCATATTTAATTATTTAGTTTACTGGTTTGCATTGGTCAGGAGTTCCTTGTGGTGAAGGACACGCCCAGAATGCATATGGTTTACCGCTTGCCTTACTGATTCCTTCTCGCCATATACGGGCTCCGTGCTTGCACACTGGCGACGCTGTACCTGACGCTGGCGACACCTGGGTTGGAGGCGAGGATACTAAGGGCTTTGTGCCGATAGTGGAACTCGTGGTCGATAAAGGGGCAAGTGTGTAAGCACCTACGACCTTCTGTTGCACAGATGAAATCTGTGTAGAGTAATCGCCGATGCCTTCTAACAGCACCGACAATTCATCCGCAGTATTAGCACGGATATTTATCATGTCACCTGATGGTGTCTTGTAGGAAACTTGAAGTTTCCAGTCTTCGTTACCCATTGTTTTTCTCATTTCTTAGATGAGAACTGACAGTATTCTGTAAGTCCACATCTATTGCAGTTGTTTGTGTTTGGTATAAAAATTCCAGCCTTGCGTGCTTTGTCGAAGCCACCAACAAGATACTCTAATTTCTCTTCAGTATACTCAGTTAAATCTATGAGTGAGGTAGTTCCACTATGTCTTGCCATCCAGTAAGCACCATACTTAACATCTACCCCTAGAACTTGTTTAAGTCCTAGGCGGTAGAAGCCAAGTTGTAGCGTGCTGAACGGAGTCTGTTGTGAAGTCTTGAGGTCAACCACGACTAATTCACCATCAACTTCAAAGACTCTGTCGATAACCATTTTAACTGGTATATCGGCAAAGGTAGGTGTCAGACCCAGTTCAACGGCAGGTGCGCCTTCTGGTGTGTGCCAGATTCTCCAGTTGTGATTAGCCTTACGCCAATCAATATATCCCTGAACCCATTCAGGTCCAGTCTGTTGCCAAAAATCTACATTCTCTCTATTAGGAAATGCTTTAGAAGAACGACCACCAACTCTAGCAAAGGTTAAGTCTTTGCCATCAGCCTCTCTATTCCAGGCATCAGTCCACAGACTTTGGGCTGTGAGCACGTAGTGCCTCCTTAATAATTTCTTTAGCGTGTAGCAAACCTGTTAGTTCATTCTCATCCATAGTTCTATCTATCACTGTATCGATAGCACCATACACAATACCAGTAGTTTCTCTTTTGCCATCATCATAACGCTCACGCATAATAGATGCGTAAGTCTTAAAGGTCATAGTAGTTGACCCATCTTCATTAACAATCTCAATCATAAGTTTTCTAAGTCCCATTTCTCTGTGGCTGAGTGGAATGCAGAGCCACCAACGGACCACACAGATGGTTCCTCAGGTAGGCTAAGTAAGCGACCTAGATAATACTGATATCCACAGTCGATGTAAGTTGTGAACGCCGAATAACTGACGTGTTCAGGTAATGTATAATCTTGAATTTGTATCATAGGAGTATTATACACCATAGGTTAATGCTTGTCAAGGAACATTGTCTACCTAAGTTATCATTCAGGTTTGTCTATAATATATATTAATATAATATATTATATATAAGACCCCTTCGGGGTCTATTATAGTATAATATAATATATAATACAACTTAATAGAGTTGCTGGGCAATAGGGGAAGTTGTCCAGAAACGACGAAAGACCCCCCTTCCTAGGGTATTAGCCTTAGGTCGGGGGGTTTTCTTGTCTATAAAGGGCGTTTAAAGCCCAATTAGGGGTATCTACTTAGAGCCGATACCGTATTCTTTTTCAGTCTTATCTGCCCATTTAGCCATTGGTGCTGCTACGGAGCCGATTAGAATTGCATACTCAGGTGCCAAGTCAGCAGCAAGGGCTAGTCCCATAGTAATTGCTGATGCCAATACTGCACGTAGGTAAGATTTAAAGGCAGCCTTTGTCTTAGGGTCCTTTAACTTAGCGATTAAGTCTTTCATATCCATCCTTTAAGGGCGTGCAACGCCCATTACTAGGGAGTATGGTCTCTTCCTTAAGAAGACTCCATCTCCATTTGACTGACTACCTTTGTCGCCACTAGAGGTATTACCCTCATAGACTGTAAGGTATTTCTTTCCATCATTACCAGCGCAGATACCAACATGGTCAGCCTGTGCATCGGTATCGAACTGAAAGAAAACTATGTCTCCTGGTTGAGCCTTACCAACAGGAACTATCTTTCCTTTTTTGGTAAACCATTTGAGACCTGCATCACATGAGGCAAATCCTTTTTTGGTTTGTGCTGCAACCTTGGATACCAATCCTGCTTGGTCAAAACACCAAGACACAAATATTGCACACCAAGGTTGGTTGTTAAGACCAAACCATTTGCCATACATTGTATTGTTGTTAGGACCTTCTTTGTATCCTATTTGAGATTTTGCTATATCTACTACTAACGTCATATCGACCACCACCCATTAAAGTCAGCATTAGGATTATCCTGCAGCCACTTGTCCCTTAATTCATTTTGTTTAGGCCAGCAGATGTCATGAGTCTCACATGAACATCCTTGGCAATCTTTGTTTTCCATTTATCTTTGAATCAATATCTGGTATAAAGTATCTACTTTTTCTTCTAACCTATTGACCTGGTCCTTTAAACTAGAGCCACTATTAGGGCGAAGTTCTGACAAGTAGTGTTTAACTAAGTGTCTTACTCCAACTGCTAGTGTTCCAACAAGGGTAGTTATGGCTACTGCTAATGCAGCCCAGTCGTTAGGTGTCATAGTATTATACCGTTCTGATAGTGATGTCTATAATTCCTCCAAAGCCAGAGAAGCCTCTGTCTGGAGGTGTTGCTCTTGTAAACGCCAACTGCTCTATGACAACCTGACGCTGTTCTCCTGTTGTGAAGTCCTGCATAGTGACTACGTCACCATCCTCTTCTATGTTTTCTAATGCTTGAATTCTAGCAAAGGCTCTGCCTTCATATCCTGTTTGAACATTATACTTATCTGTCTCAACATCAAAGCAGTATACTGGGAATCTCATAACCTGTTGGCGTGGTGTAGCAATAGTAGCCTTAGATTGATATCCTTTAAATATAGGACCTAGTGATGTGTCGGTAGCATCTCTTCCAAATATAAACTTAAATGCTACATATTCTTGTGCATTTTCAGGTTGAGATGTAGTAACCTCAACTGCTGGCACAACAGATGTATATGTAATGTGGTCATATTCAGTATTATTTTTATCTACTGTTTCAAGAGTTAATGAACCATAAGTAAAGTCTCCACGTCCAAGTAGACGTTTAAAGTTCTTTGGCTCTAAGGTTCCGTATCTAATATTACCTGTAGTTAAATAGCCAGTTGACCTAAGTGTAGAGGCTGACTCTATATACACAGCACCAGGAGATGTTACGTGTGCTAATGAACTAGATACAACAGTAGATGCTACGTTTGCACCAGCAAGAGTATAGGTAAGTGTTGTTGTGCTTGGAACGGATGCTACGGTAAAAGCATCATTTGTGCTATTAAATACAGAACCAGATACAGTGTCTACACCTTGAACCCAGATTGAATCACCAACAGATAAGCCATGTGCTGTCTGTGTAGTAAGTGTTACTATATCAGATGTCTTTGCCTTATTGGTTACTTGAGTACCTTTAATGTTTGCTTGACTTGTAAAGGCTAGTTGGTCTGTTCCATTAATAAATGCACAAGCAGTAGTATAACGGCCAGATACACCTGTATAGTAGATGTCGTTAGCATAGGCAAACCGTAAGGTTTCTATCTCATTACCTAAGTCAATACGGATAACTCCAGGCTCTCCGTCTACGCCAGTAGCGCACCATACGAATTTGTCTCGTGCAGCAAAGTCATAGCAAGGCTGTGTTGTTTCCACAATTAGTGGACCATATTGGATGGAGCCGTCTTGGTCTGAGACAACTGCTGCACGGATTCCTTTGCTAGTACCTATCATCATATATCCCAGGTAGTAGTAAATCTTATGAACAATTTCTCCTACTGGTAACTCAGCAGCAACTACGGCTGATGTTAGTGTAGGCATTACTCCTGCGGTTGACAAAGTAAACTTTTGAATAGTAGATTGAATGCCAGTGTAACCTGCAACATAGATGGCAGGACCTGATGCAGTAATACTTGTGTATATATGAGATGATGAAGGGTGTGTATATACAGCAGTAGGCATAGCAGTAGCAGATGATGAGAACTCATATACCTTGTTGTCGGCACACATAACAATACGTTCTTTTACATACTCCATAACCGCATTGGAGATTGTGCCAACCTCATCAAACATAGTTGTAATATCGCCAGGTCCAGTTGTAGCATCACCAGTAAGTGGCTTCTTATATACAGTTTTCTTGGTTGCTGTATTGGTAATCCAAAAAGCATTTACACCATCATCACAGATTCCGTGTACGGGTGCGTCAGTTCCAGCATTATAGTTAATGAAGTGTGTTTCAACGCCATTAATGTCAATTTTATCTACATCGTATTCATCTTTAAGAAGAACACCCTTGCTGTTGCTCCACTGAATAGAACGAAGTTCCTGAAATCTGCGACCAGTTGTGCGTATATCACCAGTAGTAATATGACTAGTAGTAACATCTTTAAGTAAGGTTACCTGACCTTTAGTCCAAACATCTACGCCTTTACTGTCAGCAAATCTAAAGTTAACTGTTTCCCCAGCAGATGGGTCATAGAACTTAATGCCAGTGCCACCATGAAATGATGACTGAGAACGAAGCCACCAACCAGCAAGTGATTGTTCACCTGGCTCAGACCCATTATCAAATTGGTCTTTACGGAATGGTGCAGTCTGTCTTAGGTATGGTCTGCTATCTGATATAGCAAAGAAAAATGGCAAGCCACCAATTGCTACATCATATGCCTCTGCAGTATTTTGCCATACGGCAGATGAAGATACAATACCAACATCAACAGCAATCGCTCTACTAGAACGACCTTCGGTAATATCACGACCAGCCACAGTGCTCCTTTAAATTAGAAAATTAGTTGAGCAGTTTTTTATCAATGCTCAGGATAATTATTTATTCTTCTACTACTGGTGTTGTAAAGTTAGTGCCATCCCATACATCGCCAATGCCAGCAAACTTGCCACCAAAGTTAGCGTTGTAAGATGTCTGCACCCAAGTGCCACCTAAATTATCTTCACACCATTGTTTTGTATCAGCAACGATAACACGAAGTACTTTGTTAGTTGAATCTACTTCTGCAAAATGTGCCATTATTCCTCCTATGACCAATATCCAACACGGCAATAACCAGAACCACCATTGCCACCAGAGTAAGATGCAGTTCCAGAAGCAACTGAACTACCACCCCCGCCACCGCCTGTATTGTCGGTTCCATTACCTCCAGCCGCACCATCTCCACCGTTTGCGCCACCAGAACTTCCAGAGCCAGTTCTTCTTGTGCCTGCATAGTTATAGGCAGCGCCACCTCCGCCTCCGCCTCCAAAACCATAAAGACCTATTCCACCATTACCTGCTTTTGGTACATAGTTAGGGTTATAAACAGCGCAACCTCCACCACCGCCAGAAGTTCCTTTACCACCGCTAGAAGCAGTTGCTGCACCTGTACCATTGTTACCATAATTAATAGCATCGGCACCATAACCACCAGCACCGCCTCCGCCTCCACCAGCAACATAAGTTCCGTGAGGATAACCACCACCACCACCACTTGCACCTTCAGCGCCATTTTCCCTAGAACTATCATCGTTGGTATTGGCTGACCCACCACCACCGCCTCCTGTGGAAGTTAACAATGCACCAAATGTTGAACTTGAACCATTGGTTCCTCTTTGAGATTGTCCGCTAGTAGCCGTACCACCTGCGCCACCACCACCAAGAGTTACAGTAATTGAAGAACCAGGTGTAACGGAAAGGGTTTTTAATTGTACTTGTCCTCCACCTCCACCACCACTTGCAGACCTAACATTGGCTGCGTAAACACCTCCACCGCCACCTCCGCCGCCAACAAGGAGAACCTCTACTGAGTTAATACCAGTTGGAACTGTAAATGTTCCTGATGATGTAAATACTGTTTCATTCCAGGTTGCAGTTCCTGGTTCATTTTTTGCACTAGATGCAGGATTAAGTTTAGATACGGCCATTATGAAATCTCGCTTCCGAATGCGTTAAAGGATACAGTTGCAGATGATGCGTATACAGTAATCACATCTGTTGCAGCAAGGGTAATTCCAATGGTGAGCATTGTTGAATCATTGGCTGCTACTGTAGAATCATAAGCAATATATTCCTCAGCAGAAAGAGCCGAACCTGCTACACGAATAGCAATACGATATGTAGCAGCAGTTGCTGCTTGATTACATACTGCAATGGTAGATACTACTGCTGACTTACCAGCGCCTACCGTGTATAGAGTTGTTGCTGTTGTTGCGCTAGGGTTTACTTGACCTAGTACTTTATATGTTGTTGCCACGTTAGGCTCCCATCGTCATTAGTGCTGTAGGTGTTGAATCTGCTGCAGCCACCGCTGCAGTTACTTCTGAATCAGTCGCCAGGACTGTGGCTGAACCAGCCAGTGTTGCTAGGTCTCTTGCTTTACTCATTTATGCTGTCCATTTCA